GTATTATAGTTGATGGTGAAGATACTTGTGAAAGTGTGAGGGAAAGAAATAATGGGTGGGGTCTATCAATATTTCAAAATAATTATTCAGCCTTGGCAGATTTAAATACTATATATCACTCAATATCTCATATTATTCAGGGATATACCCAAGATATTATAAAAATGGAAAATTTACTTGATTTAATACATAGTGGTAAATCCAATCTTGTTAAGGATAGATTAAATATAATAGATCTATGTAAACACATAATGAATAGTGTATTATTAGATACTACAGAAAGTATGGAAAGGTTAACATCTACATTAACAGGATTACCGGAAACTGTACATATATTCATGGAGTATGTTGCTGCTGTAAGTGGGATTCCTGTTGCTATTTTATTTGGTAGAAGTGCATCCGGTCTCAATGCTACAGGAGAAAATGACATAAAAGAATGGTACGATATGCTTATGGGTGATAGAACAGTTTTTTATTCTTCAGTGTTTGAAAGGCTTGTAAAATTAATAATGTTAGAAAAACAAGGATATTTTAAAGGTAAAGAATTAAACGATTGGTTTATTGAATATAGCTCACTTTATGAAATGTCAGATAAAGAAAAAGCAGAAATTTATAATTTTACAAGCCAAGCTGACGACAGATATATAAATAATAATGTTGTAACATCTGAAGAAGTAAGAAACCGATTTACTACTAAAAAATTTAGTCCTATTTTAACTATTAATGATTAATTATGATAAATGATAAACGCATAATAGAAAAATTAAAAAAAGGAATTAGAAAAAAACCTTCTAAATGGTTATTTCCTATAAATGTTGAAAAAGAGTATATATCTATATTAGTAAATTATTTTAAAGAAATGAATAAATTAATAGATACTCTTTTTTTTAACCAAATAAAAAATTCACAAAACTTGTTCAATTATATTCGACCTAACAGTATAAATCAAGACGCTTTTCCCAGTGATATAGAAAGAATGATAAATACAATATCTTTACAATTAGATAAAAATTGGAAAGTAGATCCTAACATAATAACTTTTAATATTGGTAAAAAAGCAGCACAGTATAATGAAGTACAATGGTTAAAAATTCAACAATCAATTTTTGGTGTACAATTATTTCAAAATGAACCTTGGTTAAATCCAATATTAGAGTCATTTACAAAAGATAATGTGGCTTTGATTAAATCTTTAAAAGATAAAAAATTAACAGAATTACAACTTACTCTTAATAGTGAATTTAAAAAGGGTACATTATATTCAGATATAAAAGAATTAGTACAGAATAAATATAAAAATACAGAATGGCAGGCAGAAAGAATTGCACGTGATCAAATTGGTAAATTAAATGCAGATTTAACAGAATATAGACAAAAAGAAATAGGAGTTAAAAAATATACATGGCGTACTTCGCTTGATGAAAGAGTAAGAGGCAATCCATTAGGTAAATTTCCAAAAGCAATACCGTCTCACTGGGATAGAGAAGGTAAAATATTTGATTGGAATACTCCTCCAGAGGAGGGTCACCCAGGACAGGCAATTCTTTGTAGGTGTTACGCAGAGCCGGATTTTAATAGTATAGATTTAAACCAAGAAAATGAAAATGAATTTTTTGAATCACCAAAAACATTAAATACACAAAAAAATAAAAATAAAAATGAATTAATTGATTTTTCTAATTCTGAAAATAATTTATTTAAAGATAAGAATTTTAGTAAAATTAATGAATTAATTAAATTTGATAATAATATACCAATAAATAAAAATTTATTTTTAATTGCTGATAGTGATGTTTTAAAAATAGGTTCAGAGAGATTAAAAAAATATAATGATATTTTTAAATTTAATTTAGGTCCTGATTTTTTTCAAAACGGTTTTCAAGATGAAATTAATAGTGCTTTTTATGTGAAAAAAAGTAGTACTAATTTTCCTGATAATAAAAAGAATAAAATTTTTTTAAATAAACATTTACGATTAAATAGTTTGCAATTTAATAATGATTTAAAAAAACAAATGGAATTAGGTATTATTTGTAAAACTAAAAATTCAATTAAAGGAACAATTGATCATGAATTTGGACACCATTTATATGAACAGTTAGATAATGAATTTAAAGATGATTTTAAAAATTATTTAATTGATTTAAATTACGATATTGAAGAATTAAAAAAGGGTTCAGCATGTTCATTTTATAGTTTAAAAAATCATGATGAATTATTCGCTGAAAGTATTAGTGATGTTTTTAATAATGGTGTAAAAGCACATGAAACAAGTATAAAAATTTTTGAAAAATTTACAGAAAGTAAACTTTACAAAGGAATAAAATGACACCAATAACAAAAAATTTTAAACAATGTGATTTTTGTATTAATCGAATTAAAAACACTAATACTTGTAAAGCGTTTTTAGAGCGTATCCCTAAAAAATTTTTAAATATGGTTTCAATTCATAATAAAAAAGAAAATGATGAAAAATTTATTTTTAAAATTGATTTGAAAAAACTTGTAATTGAATTATAATAAAATTCTATTGACATTTAATGAAAAATTAATTATATTAATATTTAATACTGTTTCTTACCTTTCTTTTTTCTGTGTTTTTGGGTTTTGGATAAACTCTTTCTAAACTTAAAATTTAGAAAGAGTTTTTTTTATACTGCTTACGTGATAGAGTCCCAATACAATCTACATCAATGATTCATACATTAGGTTGTATAGTTAATTTTTTTTTAGCTTAAAATACGCTTATAATGCATTTAAATAAAGTATAGTAAGTGTATTAAGTTTACTAACTTAGTAAACATTATAATTAATTATTTTTATTGATTTTTATTGAAACAATTGATTATATTAATATAAATACAATGTGTTGTATATATATTTAACGTTAAACACAATAGGTTGTATATGCCATTTAAAAATGAATTTGCTTCAAGACAAGAAGATCCTGAAAAATATAAATCCTTTCATAGAGAAAATAATAAATTTGATGCAGGTATTGATGCAATATGGGGTACTTTACCTAGTGGTAAAACTGAAATTCAAACAATTCGTTTTCGTACAAGTAAATTTAAAACAAAAGAACAAGTACACGCATGGTTAGAAAATCATAAGTTTAAAACTTCTATTGAGTGTCCTGAAAATGATTCTATTGATAAATTAACTAATGATTGTTATCAATTTGATTCAATAGGAAAAATAAAAGTTTCTAAACAAGTTGATGGCAGCTATAAAGGTATTGCTTTTGTTACCAAAACAGGTATTTTTAATTATAAAAATGCCAATGGTAAACAAATTAAACAATTAAGACACCCAAATGATGTTTTTTCTAAAGATTCTTTGAATACGTTAAAAATGTTACCAATAACAAAGCATCATGTTGATAAACTTGTAACACCAGAAAATATGAAAGAATATTTGATTGGGTATACAGGTGAAAATATTGAAATTGACGGGGAAAAAATAGCTATTTCGATTTGTATTAATACTGATAAAGGTATCCATGCCATTGAAAGTGATGGCCTACTAGAATTATCTTGTGCGTATGAATTAGATAAAGAAGAAATACCAGGTGTTTATGATAGTATGAATTATGATTGTAAACAAAAAAATATAAAATATAATCATCTTGCACTATGCAGTAAGGCGAGATTAGGTAGTGATTTAAGAATAAATTTAGATAGTAATGATTGTATATTAATTAATGATAATATTAATTATCAAAATAATTTATTTAATTTTAAAGAAGGAGATTGTAATATGTCAAAATTTAAAATTGATGGTATTGATTATGATGCAGCACCCGAAATAATAGTGGCTTTAGAAAAATCAATAAAATCAAATACTGATTCAGTTACTCAAATTGCTGAATTAAAAAATCAACTTAGTACTGTTACTGCTAATTATGATTCGTATAAATCTAAATTGGAAAAAACAGAGCAAGGATTACCCATGATTATTGATGCCGCTGTTAATGAAAGGGTAAATTTATTTTCATTGGTAAAGATTCAACTTGATAGTAAAGAAATAGAAGGTATTGAAAAACTATCTAATATTGATATTAAGAAAAAAGTTATTGGTAAATATTTATCAGGTATTAATCTTGATAATAAAGATAGTATGTATATTAATGCATGTTATGATACTATTTCAGTATTAAATAAAAAAGATGATAACACCGCGGCTAATAATCAAGCTAAGGGTTCATCCCAAGGGGATTCTAAAGGTGATATTGTTGAAGATTCAAGAAAAAAATATTTATTAAGATTAAAAGAAGGTTATAAACAAAAATAATTTTATTAATTTATTTATTATAAAAAAAATAACAAAAAAAATATCAAACAAGGAGATAAAAAATGCCACAATTAACGTATGATCTTGAAAAAACAATAGGATATGCTGGGATGAAAATAGATACCAGGCCGGATGATATTGAATCATTTGTAGCTGCTGAAGAAATTCCTTTAGGTAGTGCTGTTGTTAAATGTAAAGCAGTTGACCTTGATAAAACTGTAAGACTACCAAATTTTGATGGTGTTGTTATTACAGATGATGCAGGAACATTTACTGCTGGCACTATTGCTGCAACAATTGTGTATAATGCTGTTAATGGTGCAAGTGTATCAACAACATACTCTCAAGCTTTTAGTACTGACAAGGCAACTTCAATGGCTGCACTTGCCGCTAAAATCGCAGCTAATACAGGCGTTGACACTTGCGTTTATAGTGATGGCTCACACACTATTACACTTGTTGCTAATGCAGATTATAATCTATCACTTATAACTGTTGATGTTACAGGAATAACAGGTGCAATGACTATTTCAAGTGTTGCATATTCAAGTAATGATAAAATATTAGGTTTGTCAGTACATACACATAAAGAACAAGAAGAAGATGGCACTGTTTCTTACATTGTTAATGAAATGGTTAGTGTTATGCGTAAAGGTGCAGCTTGTATTTATGTCGAAGAGGCTATCACATCTAATGCTTCAGTTTATGTGAGAGCGTATACTTCCGCTGCAACTAAAAATAGAGGTCAATTTCTTGGGACGTCGACGGCAGAAACAATTAGCACTATTCATCTTTATGGTAAAATTTCTCTTAGTGCAGGTTGGCAATTTAAAAAAACAGTTAGTGGTGCAGGAATTACAGTTATAGAATGTAATCTTCCACAGTAATTATTAATTATTAATTATTAATTATTAATTATTAATTATTAATTATTAATTTTGAAAAGTTATAAAAAAATATAAAAATTTATTAATTTAAGGAGATCTTATATGCCAGTGAAACAATATAACTTAGACTCTAAAGAGTCAATTTTTTTTGAAAATGAATTACAATATATCATGTCAGAAACTTACGAGACGCTGTATCCAGAATTAAAATATTCTTCTTTACTTCCAGTGGTATCAGAAGGTGGAAGTGGTGTTGAGTCCATTGGATATGACATGTATGATGAAGTTGGAATAGCAAAAGTTATTGCTAATTATGCAGATGATTTACCTCGTTCAGATGTAAAGGGACATAGAACATTTATCAATGTTAAAGGGGTCGCCAGCAGTTACGGTTATAATATCCAAGAAATCCGTGCTGCGGCATACGCAAATAAACCTTTAGAGAGAATGAAAGCTGCTTCTGCGAGAAAAAGTATTGAAATGCTTATAAATAAAGGTGCATGGAAGGCACATAATACAGAGGAATTCCCTACGCTCTATGGTTTGCTTTACCATCCTAATATAACAGCGTATGAAAGTGATCATGGTGCAGGTAGTGGTGGAACTGTGCATATTTGGTCTAGTAAAACAGCGGATGAGATTATATTTGATATAAATAAATTATGTCAACGTTCAGCGGTATTAACAAAAGGTAATGAAATTTCGGATACTTTCGCTTGTCCTATTACACAATATTCATACATTTCAAGTACAAAAGCGAGTGCATATACTGAAACAACAATTCTTGATAGAGTAAAATTGAGTAATCCTCATATTACTACATGGACATGGCTGGAAGAATTAAAAGATGTTAACCCAGTACCCAGTACGTTGGCTACTTCTGCGCAAGATGTTGCAATTAGTTATAAAAATAGTCCATTAAAATTAAAATGTGAGGTACCACAACCTTTTGAGCAATTTGCCCCAGAATCAAGAGGACTTGAATTTATTGTTCCTTGTCATGCACGTTTTGCAGGTGTATGTATTATGTACCCGTTGAGTGTTACAATTTTGGAACATATTTAATTTTATATTTTAGTATATTTTAGTATATCATAAACGTTTAATTCTATTTAATA